GGTAGGCATCCCAGACAGACTCGCCATCCTCCCCGGAAACCACATCGCCTTCATCGAACTCAAAGCTCCCGGCAAGAAACCCCGCCCCATCCAAACCCACCGCCACAACCAACTCCGAGCCATCGGCTGCATGGTCAGCACACTCGACAACCCCGACAACATCGAAAGCCTCATCCATGAAATACGTGCCTCATGACTACCAACGGCAAGCCATCGACTTCATCCAGTCACACCCCGCAGCTGCCATCCTGCTTGGCATGGGCCTTGGCAAGACCATCATCACCCTCACGGCCCTCAACACCATGATGTTTGACACCTTCCAAACCAGCCGCGCGCTGATCATCGCCCCCCTACGTGTAGCGCGCGACACATGGCCCGCAGAAATCAAAAAATGGGACCATTTGCAACACCTCACCGTCTCCGTCATCGTCGGCGACGCCAAAACCAGAAAAGAAGCGTTGACCACCCCAGCAGATATCCACATCATTAACCGCGAGAACATCCCCTGGCTTATCACCCAGCTGCCGAAAGGTGAGTGGCCGTGGGACACCGTCGTCATCGACGAACTCAGTTCCTTTAAGAATCACAAGGCCAAAAGGTTCAAGGCTCTTTTCAAACAGCGCCCGCACATTCGCCGGATCATTGGACTTACTGGAACGCCCGCGCCGAACAGTCTCGAAGACCTGTGGGCGCCCTACAAACTTCTGGATGGAGGCCAGAGGCTCTTCAAAAACCTGACGAATTTCCGATCTACATGGTTCACGCCTGGCAGGCGCAACGGCCATGTCATCTACGAGTGGAACATCAAGAAGGGAGCAGAGGAAGAGATCTATTCCCGCATTAGGGACATCACCTTGTCCATGAAGACCACCGACTATTTGCCCCTGCCACCCTTGACCACATCTACCAAGCCGGTCACCCTCGGCGAGGTAGCCCAAGCGAACTACCAGAAGCTGAAGCAGGAGATGGTGCTACGACTCGCCGGCACGACCGTCGATGCCGCCAACGCAGCCACCCTCTCAGCCAAACTCCAACAGCTCGCCTCCGGAGCCATCTACATCAACGATGACCACGACTGGCTACCCGTCCATGACGCGAAACTTCAGGTGCTGGACGAGATCATCGAAGCCGCCAACGGCAATACGGTCCTGGTCGCCTACTGGTTCAAACACGAACTCGACCGATTGAAGGACCGATATCCGCACGGCAGACAGTTGAAAACATCCGAGGACATTCGTGATTGGTGTGACGGCAAGATCCCGTTGGCCTTCATTCATCCCGCATCCGCAGGCCACGGACTCAACCTCCAATCGGGTGGCCACATCATGGTGTGGCTCACTACCCCCTGGTCCCTGGAGCTCTACGAGCAGACCAACGGGCGATTATTCCGGCAAGGTCAGACCGAGCCGGTCTCCATCATCCACATCGCCTGTCAAGGGACGGTCGATGAGCAAATCCTTAAAGCGTTGGAAAAGAAGGACTTCACCCAGTCCTCCCTCATTGACGCAGTCAAAGCCCAACTCTTGGAACCCACCGCACGAAAGGAAGCAGCATGAGCACCTACATCGACCTATCCGTCCGTGAACAGACACTTCGCGCCGCAGCCAAAGACCTCCGCACACAATTCCACTACCTCTATCGAATCCGATGGACACGGAAGAAGGTAAAGCTCGCTAGAAAGATGCGCCCCACCTTCGGACCCCAGTCGCCAACACCAGACAACGACTGGTCCCTCAACATCGAGGACTGCATGATCAATGAGCGCCGGGACGAGCGTATCCCCGGAGGGTTGGCCGTCATGGTCGCCGATGCACTGGAGCATGCCGGCCACCGGCCACCACTACAGCCAACCGGGATCAAGCTGTGTGATCTGGTTGAGCAGCACGCCTGGGATATCGCCGAACGGTTCCCACCCGTCGATGACCTCACCGACCTCATGATCGAACAGACCGCCTACCTCGCCACCGCAATCAAACGCCGCTACCCCGACAACGAAAGAACAACCATGACCAAACCCCTCCCTGCATCCGAGATCGTCCGACAGCTCGCCATCCGAGGCACAGCCACCACCATCGACACCATCAGAGGATGGGCGCGCCACGGCCACATCACCAGCACTGAGCTACCCAACGGTAGACACGGCTACCAGCTAGCCGAGTGCTTGAACCACATTAGGCAGGTCGAGTCGCAAAAGGACTTGCCTACGCCCACAAATGATGTATAATCGACGTGATGATACCGTATGGTCAAAAACCAGGCGGTATTTTTTATTGCACTTGCCGGCACCAATCTTCATGGGAGGTGTGAGCAAAACCATGGCACGCGCACGCCTTCTATGCAGAGAAGCAGGCTGCCCAGAGCCAGCCACCTACCGAGGGCGATGCCAGAAGCACGCACGTCTAGCACAGCGTGAGGATCGCAAGCACATTCCCACGAAGATTGCTGAACGGCGGTACAGTGAGCAGCGCAAGCGCGCACGCACTGTGGCAGCATGGCGCAAACGTTACGGCGACTGGTGCCCCGGCTATGGCCGGGAGCCACATCGCGCGACTGACCTCACTGCGCAGCACTCGCAAGCGCTCGTACTTGGTGGCAGCGTCGACCAACAGCTGACCGTCCTGTGCCGAGAATGTAACTCACGCCACGCCCACGGCGTAACACACGGCACACAAAGATGTTGAACAGTACCAGACCCCAGGGGGATAACCCCAGGTCAAAGGTACCCCTGACCGTGGCGCAGGTGAAAAAAACTGTGCGGGGGTTCCCAGGTTTCCGAAAACGTAAATCTAAAGCTATAAATAATGGAGGTGACTGCTATGCCAGGGCCACCGCCAAAAGAGCTTGCACAAGGCGCAAGCTACAACCCGAAAAAAGGGAAAAATAACTACATCATCACTGAACTTCCAGCTGAGGGACGACAAGGACCAACACCTGAATGGCCGTTCAGGGGACGGCCACCAAAGTATTGGGAGCATGTATGGACTCTCCCCCAAGCTGTTGAGTGGGAGCGGATCGGTGCCGAGGATATTGTTGCACGTTACGTGAAGCTCCGTACCCTTGTTTACAGGGCGAGCCTTGATGAGGTGAAGTCCAGCTCACTCACGGAGCTTCGATATCTGGAAGACACTCTTGGTCTTACCCCGAAGGGGATGCAGTCGCTTCGGTGGCGGATTGCCCGTTCTGATGCGGAGGCTGAGAGCGCCCCGAAGCGGTCTTCTGTGCGGTCTCGTCGTGCCCGTTTGCGAGTTGTTGCGGAGGAGGCGTCTGGATAATGCCTTGGCGGGGTCCTGAATACGAGGGGGAATTTCCCAGCTTGGGTTGGCAGGTCGCTGATTGGATTGAGACTCACTGTGTTATCCCGGACCGCGATGCCAAGGGGCAGCCGTTCATCCTGACTGATGAGCAGGTTGAGTTCCTGGTTCATCATTATCGGTTGAAGCCGGATGCGTCGGTGGATCGGCCGGCTTCTGCGTGGGTTTATCGTCGTTCGCAGTTGGTGCGTCCGCAGAAGTGGGGGAAATCCCCTCTGACTGCGTCTACGATTTGTGCGGAGGCGGTTGGGCCTGTGCGCTTCGGGGGCTGGGATGCGAAGGGGGAGCCGGTTGGTGTTCCGTGGTCAACTCCGCTGATTCAGGTGACGGCATCATCGGAGGATCAGACTGCGAATGTTTATGCGGCGTTGACTCCGATGATTGAGGAGGGGCCGTTGTCGGAGGTTATTCCGGACACTGGCGAGACACGCATTAACCTGCCGGGTGGTGGTCGTATTGATCCGGTTACTTCTAAGGCGCGTTCTCGCCTGGGGCAGCGTATTACCTTTGCGATTCAGGATGAGACGCAGCAGTGGACTGCCAGTAATGGTGGCGTGCTTCTGGCTACTACGCAAAGGCGTGGTTTGGCGGGTATGGGTGGTCGTTGTATTGAGACGACGAACGCCTGGGACCCTAGTGAGCGGTCGGTTGCGCAGATGACGTTCGAGTCCAAAGCGACCGACATCTACCGCGACTTTAAGCAGGCTCCGGCAGCGTGGAGCTATGGGAATAAGCGTGAGCGTCACAAGATTCACAAGCACCTGTACCAGCAGTGTCCGTGGGTTGATCTGAACAACATTGACGCGGAGGCTGCGGAATTGGCGGAGACGAACCCCGCCGAAGCGGAAAGATTCTTCGGCAACCGGATTGTGTACGGCGCTGGCCAGTGGCTGCCACTCTCTCTGTGGGAGGAGGGCTACGCACCAATCCCAGAAGGTGAAGAGATTTGTCTCGGCTTCGACGGATCGGAGAATAACGACTGGACAGCGTTGGTCGCTGAGTCGATTGACGGGACAGTGTTCATTCCTACGTATGGCCCGGATCGTAGCCCTACGGTGTGGAATCCTGCCGAGTGGGAGGGGCAGATGCCCCGTGGCGAGGTAATGGCCGCGGTTGAGGAAATGTTCACCCGCTTCAAGGTTCAGCGCATGTACTGCGACCCGCAGGATTGGCGTTCAGAGATTGGTGAGTGGGCGGTCACCAATGGTGAAGAGCATGTTTTCGAGTGGCCTACCAACAGTTATCGCCGGATGTGCGAAGCACTGAAACGCTTCGAGACGGATACCCGCACAGGCAGGGTGAAGCATGTCAAGGACAAGCTGCTGGATATTGCTGTGATGAATGCTAGGCGTGTTGCGAAGCCTGGTCGGCTGTTCACGCTGGGTAAGGCGACGGAGCAGCAGAAGATTGACCCGGCAATGGCAATGGTGTTGGCTCACGAAGCAGCTATGGATGCACGGACAAAGGGCTGGGATCAGAAGACAGATTCCCGTGTACTCGTATTAGGGAGGAGAGGCCGATGATGTTCACGGATGCTGGCTTGAGTCAGGAGGAAAGTGCTCTCCTTACCCGCCTGTTTCTGAAGATTCAGAAGCAGAAGAAGCCAGATCGGATTAACGAGCGGTATTACAAGGGGTTGCAGGAGATCGGCAACCTGGGCATTAGTGTTCCCCCGGATGTGCAGGCGTTCGCTTTCCCCTTGAATTGGTGTCGCACCTACGTTGATGTTTTGACGGAGCGCCAGGACGTGCGAATGATTCTGCGGTCTGGTGAGACGGCGGAGGATTCTGATCTTCGTCGCGACTGGGAGGCCAACGACCTTGATGTTGAGCAGCAGTTATTGAACCGTGACTTGGCGGTGTATGGTCGTGGGTTTATTTCTGTTGCTGCGGACCCGGATGGTGGCCGTCCTATGATCAGGGTTGAGTCTCCGACTGATTTGGCGGCGGAGGTTCACCCCCTGACGCGCCAGATGTTGGGGGCTCTGCGCCTGTACCGGACGGATGATCAGAAGGTCGAGTTTGCGACCTTCTACCTGCCTAACCGCACTTTGTTTTTTAAGAGTGATCTGGGTCGTTGGCAGCGCGCGGAGACCGTAGAGCATGGTCTCGGTCGTGTGCCTATTGTCATGGCGTTGACTCGCCGCTCGTCTGGCAGTTGGGAGGGCGAGTCGATGCTGACTGACCTGAAGCCGCTGGTTGATATGGCGGGGCGCGTCATGTTGCAGTTGCAGTTGGCGATGGAGACGACGGCGACGCCGCAGAAGGTGGCTCTTGGTGTTAAGCAGAAAGATTTTCAGGATGAGGACGGCAACTCCATTGACCCGTGGGATGCGTACCTGGGTGCTGTGTGGGCGTTGGCTGACAATCAGGCTGATGTGAAGCAGCTTGCTGGTGCGGATCTGTCTGGTTTTCATGACACGATTCGGATGTTGGCGGAGCAGGCCTCCACGGTGACTGGTTTGCCGGTGCGGATGATGGGGCAGCGGTCGGCTAATCCACCCGCCGAGGGTGCTATCCGTGCGGATGAGGCGCGCCTGGTCAAGCAGGTGGAGCGACTTAACTCAGTTGCTGGCATGGCGTGGTCCTGGGCACTGGGTATCGCCGAGCGCATCCGCACGCACAAGTGGTCCGCAGACGGGCAGATCCAAGTTCAGTGGCATGACCCAGCCACGCCGACAGTGGCGCAGCGTGCTGATGCGATCCAAAAGCTTTCCGGTGGGGTTCCGGTGCTGTCGATTCGTGGCGCGATGATCGAGCTTGGGTTTACGCAGCAGCGGATTGACCAGGAGTTGCAGTGGATGCAGCAGGAGATGTCCGGCATGTACACCACGCCGATGGACAGGAAGCTTGAGCGGGTCATGGATGAGGGGCTGTAATGGCTGTCACGTGGTCGTATAGGTCTCTGCCTCCTGGGGTGAGGGAGGAAGCTCAAGCGCGGGCGAAAACCATTGGTGAAACGTTGAGGCTGATGCGTCAGCAGGTTATGCCGCGTAACGCTCCGATGGACATTGACGTGTGGTTGGCGACGAAGGGGAAGATGATTGGGCCTGCGATGGTTAAAGCGCAGGCGGCGAACGCGTCCCTTGTGGAAAAGACGATGGACATGTCGTTGATGGCTAACGGGTATCAGGATTCGCGGATTGGTCTATTGGTGCCGGAGGCGTTTGCGGGCTATATGCCTGATGGGCGTGAGCTGGACATGATTAAGTTCGCGGTGGCTAACCGTGTGCGTGAGCAGTTGGCTGTGGGGGTTGCCCCAGCCCAGGCGTGGAAAAACGGTGGGAAACTGTTGGCCACGATTGTGCAGACTGGTTTGATTGATACTCAGCGTATGGCTAAGGCCGTGGCGGGGTTAGCGAGGCCCCGAACGTTGTATGTGCGGATGGCGAATCTTCCGTGTTGTGCTAGGTGTGCCATTTTGGCGGGAAAGAAGGGGTTTTGGTCGAAGCCTTTTAAGCGACACCCTGGGTGTGATTGCACGCAGGTGCCGGTAGAAGCAGGGAAGGATATCGAATTCGCTGGTCCGCATTTCGATGTGGATGCCTATTTCAACTCGTTGAGCAAGGACCAGCAGGATGTGTATTTCACGAAGGCTGGTGCGGAAGCTATTCGCCAGGGCGCGGACTACGTAGAGGTAGTCAACTCGTTACAGGGCATGACGGGTGTGGGTGATGGTGTGAAGCCGTTTACGACCTATGGTGCTCCGCGTAGCGGGTGGCGTAGGTTGTCGGTGCCGGAGATTATGCGCCGTGCTGGAGGCGATGAAGATCGGATGCGGGAGTTGTTGCTCCAGTATCAGTATTTGAAGCCGGAGCGAACGTACGGCCCGGTGAGTAGGGTTGATTTCTCTAAAGGCTGGCCAGATGATGCACCGGACTTGGCGGAGTTTGCCCAGGAGGTTCCAGCGGATGATCTACGCCCGACTGTAACCGACAAGGACTGGGTGCACATTCTCGACGGTGAACCAGCTGTTCCAGGCCAGAAGCTCCAGGGAGGGCACAGGTCGGGGACAGGGCGTGCGAGGAAGACCGAGTTCCCACCCTGGTGGTCAGACCAAGACATCAAGCAAGCTGTGCTGATGACGCTACAGTCACCGCATGCTACCGAGATGGCTGGAACGACTCGAGTGTTATACAGAGTTGTGGACGATGTTCTCGTGAAGGCTAGTTATTACATTGAGCACGGTAGTCTTAACGGAAAACGCACTCTAGGCGCAACTTACCCGCGCAATGGCAAAGGGGTTGTGAAGAACACAAGCGGGGGTAAAATTCAAGTTGGCTTGGACTTGTCGGTGATACGCAGAAAGGAGGCGGGCACATGATTGAAATTGAAGATCGAGCGTCTATTGACTCTGATGTGTTGGCACTTGCTGACCTTGTTTGGGGCCTCCTTCCGGACAATTTGCGGCTACATGTCGTTGAGGGGGCTGAAGTCGGGGAAGAAGTTAGTGCAGCAATTGATGTGCTTGATTATCTAGCTTCGTCTGGCATTGTGGTGCCTGATGGTGTTCGTGTTGTGGCTGAGCGAATCCTTTCACAGATTAGTTTTGAGTCTGATGTGCTCCGTCTCAAGTGGGTTTTGCTAAATCTAAAGAAGTAGTCAAATCGCATATTGTCGCCCATCCACGTTTATGTGGGTGGGATTTTTTATACCAATTCTTCTATTTGAAAGGTGTTCGTGATGAACGAGAATGAAACTGCTACTAGTGATGTGCCCACTCCGGGCGAGAATTCCCCTGAAACAACTGATGTTAGTTCCCAGGAAAAGAAACTAAATTCGGCCCCTCAAAGCCAGGAGGAGAATCCGGACGGGCGTGGCTCCAAGCGTGCTGTTCTTGGTGACCTCGCGCGTGAGCGCGATAAGCGACAAGCCGTCGAAGCTGAGCGTGATGAGTTGCAGAAGCAGCTCGACGCTATCGCTGAGAAAGACATGACCGAGCTGGAGAAGGCGCAGAAGCAGCGTGACGAGCTGCAGACTCGCCTTGCAGAACTTGAAAAGGAAAAAGCCGACGCAGAGCGCAAACGCATGATCGCCGGCGTTTTGAAGAAAACTGGGCTCCCTGCCGAGATGGAGGGACGACTCCAAGGCGAGACTGCCGAGGAACTAGAAGCCGACGCTAAGAAGCTGGCGGAGGTTTTGGGGTTTGACCGTCGTGCGGTCGATCCCTCCCAAGCTCGCACCAACAAAGGTGCGATTGCGGCGTCACTTAGTGAGGCGCTGCGAAACCACTACAACCCCCACTAAATAAGGAGGAAACAAATTGGGTGCTATTACCCTTGAGCAGGCGAAGCTCAACGCTGTCGAGGACTACGATCCCGCAGTCATCGACGAATTTCGCAAGTCCAGCGTCGTGCTGGATTCCCTCATTTTTGACACTGCCGTGAACCCGGCTGGTGGCGGTGCCACCCTGGACTACGGCTACCGTCGCCTGGTAACGCAGCGCAACGCCGCGTTCCGTGAACTGAACACCGAGTACAAGCCGGAGTCTGTCACCACGGAGAAGCACACCGTGGAACTCAAGGTGCTTGGTGGCGCGTTCGAGATCGACCGCGTTCTCGCCCACATTGGCCCGCGCACATCCGATGAGATGGCCCTGCAGATGGCGCAGCTCATTAAGGCTACTAACGCCAAGTTCTGCGACGCAATCATCAACGGTGACACCGCTGTTGACGCTCATAGTTTTGATGGTCTCGATAAGGCCCTCAAGGACTCCACCACGGAACTTAAAGGCGGCAAGGACTGGTCCAAGTTCACCAACGCTGATGAAGCCATGACCATCCTTGATGACCTGGATGAGGCACTGAGCGTGATGGATGAGCCGCCGACGATCCTGTTTGCGAACCGTCGTGTGCTGGCGAAGATTCGCTCTGCAGCCCGCCGTGCATCCATGTACACCCGTAACCCGGTTGAAGGGCTTGTTGGCACGGGTGGCCATGCGGTTACCCGTGAGCAGATCGGCAACACCATCCTTGTTGACCCGGGTGCAAAGCCTGGCACCAATGAGGACATCATTCCCGTCGTTGGTGGCAAGTCCTCCATCTACGCGGTGCGTGTCGGCCTGGACGGTTTCCATGGCGTGACCACCACTGACGGCCGCATGCTGAAGACTTTCCTGCCTGACTTCAACGCGCCGGGGGCTGTCAAGCGTGGTGAGGTTGAGCTGGGTCCGGTTGGTGTTGCTCTTAAGGCGACGAAGGCTGCTGCTGTGCTTCGTGATGTTCGGGTTGCTCCGGCTGGTGTTGCCTAATGGCGAAGGTTAAGGTGACTGCCCCGGTTGAGGGTTACGCCGGCCGTATCGGAAATGACGTGTTCGTTGATGGTGTTGCCGAGGTCGAGAAGGAAGCTGTCGACTACTATCTGCGCCACGGTTACGAGGTTGAGGGGGAGGGTAATGAGACTGCTGAGAAGCAGACTGTTCCTTCCGCTGAGCGCGTAGCTAATGAAGCTGAGATTCACGGCGAGAACGTCCGTCCCGCTTCCGGTGCTACCAAGGCCGAGTGGGTTGCCTACGCAGAGAAGCTCGGCATCGAGACAAACGGCCTGAATAAGGCGGATATTATCGACCTGTGTGCTGAACACCCGGAGGATGGCCGCAGCGTCGACACTGAGTCTGACGAGGAGGAGTAACACCGATGGCGATGTGGCTAAAAGATAATCTTGAGGATATTTGGCCCGACATCGCCGGAGCTGATCTCACCTACGCCACCCGCATGGTGGAGCGCGCTGAGAAGATTATCCAAACCCGTTTTCCTACCCTTGAGACGAGGGTGAAGGACGGGCAGCTGGACCCGGCTGTTGTTGCTGGTGTCGTTGAGGACATGGTGACCCGTGTCTTGGATCGGCGTTCCCGTGGTGGGCTGGACAAGCTTTCTTACCCTGAGGTGCAGATGGAGTGGAGTGACAGTGGGGGTTTAGGCTCCGGGTCGCTGCTCTATCTGACAACCGATGAGCTTGTGCTGCTTTCACCTCCTGCTTCTGAGGGGGCTTTTTCTATACGGCCCCGCGGGAGCTCACCGCCCCACTATGGGGAGGGGCAACGGTGGTACCGATGGTGACCGCCACAGCGTTGTTCCAGCCGGGTTGGGTTGCTGTGACCTCGGGCGAGCCGGGTGAGAGGGACCCCTTCACGGGTGAGAAATTGCCTGCTGAGACTGTGGAAACCGCTGGCAAAGGACTGTTGCAGGCTCCGTTGTGGTCTGGGTTTACGGAGGTTACTGAGACCACCGTCGTTGATGAGCGTCTTGTGATGTTTGCCCCGGTGGTGAAAGTGCGTGCCGATGACTGTTTCTACTCGCCTTCGGGTGAGTGTTGGCAGGCGACGACGGAGGGCATGCCGCGGGGTATCCCCGGAAACACACCTGAGTATGTGGCCGTGCGAGTGCGGCACGCTCCGGAGCGCGACAAGGAGGTCTAGCACATGGTTGCACACCTCACCATTTATAAAGACCGAGTCCGCAAATATGCGACCCGTGAGGGGTCGTTCGACGGCCGGATGGAGATCGCGGAGAAAATCGCTGCCGATGCGCGACCCCTTGCCCCCGTTGTTTCCGGTGATTACCGGGGCGGAATCGAAGTCGAGCAGTCCAGTGGGCTCCGTGTGTCCGTCGTGGATGCTGACGAAAACGCAATTTACAAGGAGTACGGAACGTCCGATACGCCGGCGCATGCTGCATTAACCACCGCTGCCATGAAATACGGGCGCTACAGGGGCATGCGACCAAGAAGGAGCAGGATGTAATGACCGTAAAGCCGCTGCCCTACGTGGCCGGGATTATCCGGGCTTGGCTTGTAGACAAGTCGGAGTTCATGGAAACCCTGCACGGTGGGCTCGTCACAACAAGGAACCTGCCCGACCCACTCACAAAGCCACATTGCCTTGTCGCAGTGACCGGCCATATGGGGGATGATCCTCTTCTTCACAGGGTGGTTGTGCAGGTGACCCCGTGGGCACCGTCAAACAATGTTTCCAGGATTCGGGAGGACCCGGATGTGACCGTGTGGCGTGCCGCCGCGATGGCGGGTGAGCTGCTCGGACGAGCAAGAAATCAGGTACTCGACGCTAATACGGCGTGGAGTGCGAGCTGGATGGATGGACCCATTCAGCTTTATGACCTTAAACGTGGGGCCGACAGGCCCCTTTTTTATGCCCCCGTTAGATTCCAGGTGCATGTGCGCCATCGGGGGTTTTCTACTTTTGAAAGGAAGTAAAAATGTCTGTAACTACAGCAGATCCGTCCAAGGCCTATCTGTGGCTGACTGGCGATGCGTACCGCGCCAAAGCTGACACGAAACTGCCGACTGGTGACCTGCTCAAGGAGAAGATTGAGGGCTGGGATGCTTTTGGAGGCATTGAAGCCGGATTCGAGCAGACCAGTGAGCAGTCTGTCACCGAGAAGCAGGTCTTCAACTACCGTAAGGCCCCCTACAAAATCGCGCGTGACCCGCTTAAGGAAGGCATCAAGTTCCGTGCGGTGGATAATACGAAGGCAACGCTGCTTACGCGTGCTCAGGGCGGGAAGATCGTCAAGAGGGGTGAGCACTACGCTATTGAGAAGGGGATCGGTGAAGAGTTTGCCCTGTTCATCCGTGTTGAGGATGGTACCGATGCTGCATTCTTCTACTGCCCGCGTGTGACGCTGAAGGCCCCTGCCACGCGTGCTGCCATTGATGGGCAGAACATTGATGGTTGGGAGTTTGATTTCTCCTTCCTGTCTCCGATGGTGGAGATCATCCCGGCGTTGCCGGAAGGAATGACTGCTGAGCCTGAGACCACCTCTGGTGGTTCTTCTGCGTCTCCGGCTCGTTCCACGGATGCTGGCAGCGTTTCCAGCTAGTCCCATTTTTGTGCGGCGCAAGCGGGTCGTCGCAAAACGAAACCCACCCGCCAATTTTCAATTTTCCAGTAGTACCGAGAAAGGGACCTAACCATGACTGTAAAGAAAACCCAGGCTATTGACATCCTTGATGCCGCACTCGCAGTGAAAGGCGGTGAGTCTCAGTTGATTGACCTTGATGGGTTGGAGCTGAGTATCCGCAAGAACTTCACGGGTGCAGAAGCGCGTGACTATATCGAGATTTGGCGCATTGATAAGCCGACCGAGGATACCGAGATTGTCCGTCGCACGGTGGACCTGCTGTCTGATTCTGATGATGAGGCGAAGAAAGCTTTCGCTGATCGTCTGATGGATGAGGCTGGCCAGACGGTTGCGTGTGTGCTTCGTCGGATGGCGATTATTGCTGGGCTTCGTGATGAGGACGGTAATTTTTTTCCTGGGCCGCACGCTTAAGCGAGCCTAGGTGGTTTGCGCGGCTGCTGGTTGGTTTCCGCAGGGAGTACCAGCTTGATTTCCGTGACGCGTTGGAGAGCATGTGGCACGGGGATGTGGCGGTTTTGGCTGATGGGTTGGACCGTTGGTCTGACCAGGATGAGAACGAAGCCATGCTGGTGGATCGCTTGGACTACTGGCTCAACAGTGAGTATCGCAGTTGGGTGACTGACCCGGATGATCCGGAGGTGAAACACGAGCGTGAACGTCGCAAACGTGAAGGCATCAAGCCGCCTGCTGATCCGGTGATTTTCCCGGTAGCCCATCGTCCCCCCGCTGTTCATGCGGAGCTGGTGGAGAAGCTGCTTGAGCAGCACAAGAAAGAAGAACCGACTGTCACCACGAAGAGTGATGGTCGGCGTTTTGGTTCGCTGAGTGATCTGCGAAAACTGAGAGGAGAATAGTCGATGGCCGGTGGCAAGATTGACATCCTGATCGAGCCGGATACTAAGCGGTTCGTGCCGAAGATGGAAGCGGGGCTGAAGGGTGCGCTTGGTGCTGCCGGTAAACTCGGCGCCGCCCTCGGTGTGGCTGCGGGTGGCGCGGAGATGGCGAAGACCGTCATTAGCGTTGGCCAGGAGTTTGAGTCTCAGCTGAACACCATGCGGGCTGTCTCCCAGGCCACGGGTGAGCAGCTGGAGGCTGTGACGCAGCGTGCCCGCGAGCTCGGTAACGATACCAGCTTGACGGCTACGTCCGCGTCTGACGCGGCAGCTGCAATGACGGAGCTTGCCAAGGGCGGTTTCACGGTTGAGCAATCGATGGAGGCTGCTAAGGGCACGTTGCAGTTGGCGTCGGCTGCCCAGACCGACGCGGCTACGGCTGCAACGATTCAGTCGCAGGCGTTGCAGGCGTTTAGCTTGCAGGCTGAGGATGCTGCCCGGGTGTCGGATATTTTGGCGGGTGCTGCGAACGCGTCTAGTGCTGAGATTGGTGACGTCGCGGCTGCGTTGCAGCAGTCCGGCACGGTCGCGTCCCAGTTTGGCGTGAGCATTGAGGATACTGCGACGGCGATCGCCATGTTCGCCAACGCGGGTATCACTGGCAGTGATGCCGGTACCTTGCTCAAGTCTGCGCTTCTTGCTCTGACTGACCAGGGAAAACCAGCGCAGAAAGCCATTGAAGAACTTGGCCTGACGGTCTACGACGCGCAGGGCAAGTTTGTTGGCCTGCCTGAGCTGATGGGTCAGTTGAAGCGGGCTAGCGCGGAGATGACCCCGGAGGCGTACCAGTCCGCAACCGCGATCCTCTTCGGTAGCGACGCAATGCGCATGGCCGGTGTCGCAGCGCAACAAGGCAAAGAAGGCTTCGACGAGCTGTCCACGGCGGTGACCCGCCAGGGACAGGCTGCAGAAGTCGCAGCAGCCCAAACCAACGGGCTGCCGGGGGCTATGGAGCGCCTGCAAAACACTGTTGAGGACGTTGCCCTTGGCACCTATGAGGCGCTCTCTGGCACGCTGGTCGCCGGTGTAGATGCCGCCACCGCAGCTATTGGTGCCTTCGGCGGTTTCACCGAGGATGCTATTTCTGGACTTAAGGCTGCTGCTTCGGCAGCAGGTGATTTCTTTGCCCCCATGAGGGACGAAGCACAGGCAGCAGGCAACGTTCTGCAGGGCCTTGCCGGTCCTATCGTGGGGGCCACGGTCGCGTTTGCTGCCCTGAAGAAGCTTGACCTGCCTGCTCATTTTGAAGCGGCCAAGGCTGCTGGGCGTGACTTCTCGGAGGAGATGCGCCTGCAGACAACGCTTGCTGCCGGTGTGGGCAAGGACCTGTCGAAGATGGAGGCGGGGCTGGCTGCGATTGAGGCCCGCTACCCCGCCATGCAGCGAATGGATAACGCGTTCCGAGAGACAGGCAAACCACTGCGCACCCTCGGCAGGAACACGAAGCTTGCTGCTGTTGAGATGACTGGCATGAGTCGAGCCACCGCTATCGCGCGTGGCAACCTCCTACTCCTCGGCGGTACCGCGCGAGGCGTCGCTGCCGGTGGATTCAGCCTTCTTAAGTCTGGTGTCAAGGGGGTTGTTGGTGCTCTCGGCGGGCCTTTGAACGTTGCCTTGATGGGTGGTGCTGCGCTGATCGGCGCATTCGTGCAGTCCGCTCGCACGGCTTCGGAGATTCAGGACAGGCTTGCAGAAGCGTCGAGGGATGCGGCACAAGCCCAGGACGAGCTGCAGTCTGCTGTTGCTGGCACCACGGGTGCCCTGAATGAGCAAGGCTTGGCAGCTGCCGGGAAGCTGGCTACCGCTTCTATGGCGGAGCTGACTGCTGTTGGTGAAAAGCTCAATGGAACCTTCGACGTTATTCAGGCACCGGATATGTCGATCTGGGCGCAGGGTTTTTGGAATAAGGATTTCAACGAGTATCGCTCCCATGTCTCGGAGACGAAGGATGCCTATGACGCACTGAAAGCGGCTGCAGGTGAATTAAAAATCCCGATGGAGGATATAGGCAAGGTTGTTGCCGAGGGCGGTCCGCAGTTCGAGCAGCTCATGTCTTACTTGCAGGGTGGTGGTGAAGCGTCCCAAAATGCTGCCCGCCAGCTGCAAGGGGTTCGTGACGAAATCGACCGTTCTGTTGCGGATGCACAGTCCGCCGACGCGGGCTTCGTCAAAATCTCCGATGGTGTCCGCGAGCTCGCGGGGGCCGGTGGTGATGCGGATAAGAAGCTGGCTGGTTTGCGTCAGACGTTGCAGGGTATGGGTATGCTGCCGGAGAACGCGCAGCAGGCCATGCTTGACCTCGCTAAGGAGGTTGATGGGCTGGCAACAGCACAGCAGAATGTGGCGGATCAGTCGGGTGCCATGGGTGATGCTCTTGTTGATTCGACAGGGCAGATTCAGGGCACGGACAAGAACGCCCAGTCTCTGAATGATTCTCTCACTAGCCTGAGCGATGCATATCTGAAGGCTGTTTCTGGCGGTGCTGACGCTAATGAAGCTTACGAGCGTATGCAGCCTGCCTTGGAGGCTCTTGGGCGCGAGTATGGGTTGACCTCCGAGCAGGTCGAGAACCTCACAAAGCGGTATGGTCTTGTCCCGGACATCGTGGAAACGCTCGTCAAGGTGGAGGGTGCGTCCGAGGCTCAGCAGGATATTGTGGCCGTGTGGGCGAAGCTGCGAGATCTGCCTGCGGGCCAGTCGATTGAGATTGACGCGCCTACTGACGAAGCCCGGAAGGCGCTTGAGAAGCTGGGTATCACGGTGGAGAATATCCCCGGCTCTACCAACGTGCGCGTGTCCGCCAATACTGACGAGGCGCGTCAGGCACTGGACAGCGTTGTCGACCTTGCTGCCACCATCGGTAACCAGGAATACACGGTTGCCATGGTGATGGACACCCGGCCACTGGTTGGGTCTGCTGCGGAGGCTGAGCAGATTCTGACAGCACTCGATGGCATGGAGCCCACCCCAGAGGCGAATGTCATTATCGACAAGCTGCGCTCCGGTGTGGACATCTCTGTTGGTGAGCTGAACTACCTTGCGTCGCAGACTCCCACCCCTGTTGCTGATCTTGATGACAAGCTCGTCAACAGCAAGGCTGATACAACGGCGAGCAAGTTGAATGAGATTCACCGGATGCCTGTGAATCCAACGGCGGACCTGAACACTGACCCTGCTGACGCGAAGATCAGTGGTTTAAAGGCCAGGTTGGAGGGTCTTCGTAACTGGTTTAGCAACCTCTCTGCGCGTGCATCATCTGGCGTAGCAGCTCACCCAACGGGAACGGGGTTCATCCGTGGCCACGCCACAGGTGGCAGGCTTCCCATGGTAGGGCCCGGTACTGACCGTGTTGATGGCTTCCTCGGTATCAATGCCGAAGGTATGCCACTTGCTCGTGTTGATGCCGGCGAATGGATCATCAACAGGCGCAGCTCCGACCGCTATTCCAAGGAGCTTGCCGCCATCAACGCAGGCACATTCCCTAAGCTGCCCGGCTACGCAGACGGCGGCAAAATCGACGACGACGCGCCGGGCTCAGTGCCTACGGTTGCAGAAGTGCTGGCTTTCGCGGAGGGGAAGCCTTCGCGTGGGCAGCAGGCCCGACGCTCGCTGAAGGGCGCACCGTATGTTCGCGGTGGGGTTGATTGGGGTGACTGTAGTGGTGCTGTCTCCGGTATTGCTCGTTTCGCTGCTGGTCTTGCGGCGTTCGCTGGCCGCTTCTCGACGTTCACGGAGCAGGCAGGCCTCGCAGCTCTCGGGTTCCTCCCTGGTCTTGGTGATCCGGCTACGAGCTTGAACGTGGGATGGCACAACAATGTGGCGGCCTACGGTGATGGACATACGGCGGCAACAGCAGGTGGCACGAATCTCGAGATGGGTGGCTCCTATGGTGCCGGCATGATCGGTGGCGCTGTGGGTGCCGATCACCCGTCCTTTGATAAGCATGCGCACCTGCCGCTTGCTGATGCAAGCGGGCTCGAGGGTGCAGAAATCGTTAGTACATCTGTGGATGGGGTTACCTTGTCTGCCGGTGGGAATAAGACCGAGGTGTCGTGGGGTGCCGCAGGAAAGACCTTTGACATCATCTCTAGCCTGTTTGGGACGAAGCTGTACGACCAGGGTGGCCTGCTGCCCCACGGTGGTATGGCTCTGAACCTGTCTGGCCTGCCGGAGCCTGTGCTCACGGCCGGGCAGTGGGCGGACCTGAGTGCGTTTACTCGTTCCATGCAACAGGTGGCTTCGCAGTTACCCGCTGTGGTGGATGGTTTTAGGCGTGCGTCTGAGAATTTGGACGCTACGGCTGCTGGTCTTGAGGCGATTGCCCCGAAGGGCGGTGGCCGTTCAATTTCTGACGCACCGGCTTCCGCCATGGATGTGTTAGACGATTTGACCAACAGCTTTAAGGTTGCTGCTGGGAATTTCCACGCCAACCCGACTCGCTTCGGGCTGAACGTCGGTGGCGCGATAATGCCGGAGGTGTTCGGCGGTTTGCGTGACGCGGAAAAGGGCCTGAATGATACCCGCCAGGCTGCCAAGGATGGCCTTGTGGAGATCGCTGACCGGGAGCAAGAGCTCGCGGAGGCGCGTGCCGCGCTTGCTGAGCTTGATGCAAAAGAAGGCGGCTACGACAAGCAGACTAAGCGCAAGATTGAGGATGCGGAAAAGGCTGTTGCTCGTGCCCGCCAGGACGGTAAAGCGGACAAGATTGCGGACGCGGAGGAGAAGCTTCGTCGTGCCCGCGAGGACGCTGCCGACAAGCTCAGTGAGCAGGATAAGAAACACGCCAAGGACCGTGACAAGGCTGCTGACACTGTTCTTAAGGCTGAGAAGAATCTCAACACTGCGCGCACGCAGACGGCGCAGTTGGCGGCCGAGATTGGTGCGGGTGAAATCACCCTCGCTATTGAAGCAGCCAAGGCGGTCTACAACCTGGGTAAGACTGTGTATGAGACGGTGAAGAAGGTTGCTGACTGGATCATCGACAAGATCAACGCCGTCGAAGCAGCCCGTGTGGAAACCTTGTCGCAGTCGGCTGACATGTTGGCGAAGCTTGCGCAGGGTGTGGACCAGGCGCGCGAGAAGCTCACCCAGTTGCGCATGAACGCTGTCAACGCGCTTCTTGCGGAGCAGCAGGCACAGTGGCAGCTCGGGCAGACCCGCACCAATTTCACACAAACACAATTGCGCGGGATTGTTGACGTTGCTAACGCCCGTGCAAAGGTCACAGACGCGGAGCTTAGCTCGCTTCGTGTGATTGGCACGAGCGTGGATGACCTGTGGGCAAGGACCGTAGCCGGTCTTGAATCCGGCAAGTTGACCTTTGGGGAGACGGTTGAGTCTGTGTCCACTGCTGTCCAGAACAAACTGGCGCTTGAGGCTGATGTGCATAAGGCGCAGGCTGAGGCGTTGAAGGCGAATGCGGATGCTGCGTTGCAGCTGCTGAACTCGTCTAAGGCCGCTGCTAAGGCTGCCCTGTCTGCGAAGAGCGCGACAACGCTGTTGTCGGCACAGGCGGGCAGGCTTAAAGCCATGACCCAACTGGGCGACGGCAGTGTCTCTACCCCGCAGGCAATGCGCATGCAGCGGATCACACAGCTGCTTGCGGAGTCCGCTGACTGGACAGCCAGAGATCGTCATGAGGTCAAGATCGAGGAATCCCGCCGGTATGAGAGAGCTGCGAAGCAGGCGAAGACAGAAGCCATGCGTCTCTTGTCCGAGTACTTCGGTGAGGATAAGAACTACGGCCAGTACCGTAAGGAGATCATGGCTGTGATGAGGCGCGCCGGGGACTACGGGCGCTGGAACTCCCTAGAAGGTGCCAAGAAGGTCATCGAGGCCGCGTTGAAAGACACCTCGTTTGGGCGTGCCGTTCAGGCGCTTGAAACGCAGCAGGTGGAGCAGCAGATCGCCGACTATGAGAAGACCTTGGCTGAAACGAAGGTTGAGGTCGGTAATCTTGCGATTGATGCACAGTACGCGCCACAGGAGGCAAAGGCCCGTGGTGACGCTGCTGTTGCAGACCAGCAGGTCAGTAACTTCCAGTCTTTGTCGGAGTACTACAAGACCTCCGATGAAGGCGTGAAGAAGGCACTCACTGACCTGATGGATTTCAACAGGGAGCAAAGCAAGTCCCTGGCTGAGTCCACAGGCCAGCAGGTGTCTGCGCTGCAGGGCATCGCAGAGACCGCAAAGGACATCTACAACACCCTGCCTGCTCAGGGCTTTGGCTACACCCTGCCGGGTGTAGCTGCGTTGCCACCGTCGCGCGTACCTGGTGCGTGGGTGGGTGAGATTGCTGCTGGCATGGATGAGCGTGCTTTGTCTGCGGATGAGCTCACCCGCATCGCCACGACAGTGGTTGGCAAGGTTGATGTGCCCCAGGTGGGGTCCCGCTATGGGACGCGCGAGGATGTGGAGGCTGCGCGTCGTGCTCGTGACGAGCAACTGCGTGCCGCCATTGACCGGGAGATCGCCCGCACCCGTGACCAACAGTTGGCCGCACAGCTGGACCGCAGGTTTATGTCCCTTGAGCGCAGCGTTGCCCCGCAGGTGACCATCTCGTTCCCGGACGTGGAGTACGTCAAGACCGAGGATGTTGCCCGTGAGATGCGAGACGGCCTCACGAAGATGGGTGCACGTGTGACGGTACTTGAGGGCCGTAACGGCGCGAATTACTACAAAACAAGGATGTGATGGAAATGCTGTTTGGCATTCGCGATGTGGCAGGTGTGCTACATGATGTGGCCCCCGACGGCCCGTCAAAAGTAACACTGCCAGCAGGTGGCGTGAACGGCCTCGTCAGCCAACCGAAGCCGGTCACAACCGAGTCCGGTTTCGCGCCGGGCGCTGTGCTGCACGGCTACACCACGCCCGCGATGGAGGGCTCAATCAAGCTGATGGTTGAGCCACCGTTCACCTACGGGCAGGTGGCGCGGTGGTTCTCCCCGAACAAAGATGCTCACATCATCCTTGGCAGCTGGGAGCTGGCGGTCAGGCTGCGGGCGATGGTTGCACACCCAGATGTTGCACCGGATGAGGAACCTCTCATCGAGATGGAGATTCCGCTTGCCAGTTTCGATGGTGTGTGGCTGTCGGCGCCTCGCCGGGGTGCACGGGTCACCAATGATGGTGACGTCGCAATCTACCCGACGATTGAGTGGCAAGGGGCTAACAGCCTGGTGCAGTGGCCTTCGGGTTTTGTTACCGACCTACCGCCTGTCACGGAGAAGTCAACGCTGGACACCTCCGATGAGGGCGGTTTTACTGTCCGGTCGAATGGTCGTGTTGATTCTGTGGCTTCGGGCAAGGTGGCTGGCTTTTCGGAGCCTGTACCACCCGGTGCGACAGCCTCATTGACGTTGTCGAATTGTGACGCGATCTGGCGTGTAGGGAGGTGGTCACCGTGGGAATAGATTGGGTGAAGTGGGCTGCACACCGTAAGGCGGTTGTTAACGCCACCGGCCAATACTTGGGCCTGCTCGACGAGAACGGACACCCGCTGTGTGATTTGCCGGCGCCCTCTGAGATGCAGGCACCCCGCGAACGCAACGCTGTCAGCTCGTTGCAGGTGACGTTTCTTGTTTCGAAGATGGGCAGTAGTGTGCATCCTGCTGCGCGAGCCTTGGTGGATGACACGATTGGGTTGGAGCCATCGTGCGCGATCACACCGACTCCGAAGACGCGCTTCGTGCTTGTGGACAGGCCGGGTAGCTCGTGGTGCTACCGCGTAGCGCAGAGAATGGCCACGGGGCCGTCGAATCTGCTGCAGGAAATCACCCTGCATGGGGTTGATGTGGTCAGCTTCCTGCAGCAGTTGCCCGCACCAACCCAGCCGGCGAAATGGGCGAGCGCAAAGTTTCACACCTTTGAGAAGGACTGGTTGGCGGTCACGGACCGGACGGCGCGGTTTAAGACGTCGCGGGGTATTGCCGAGGTCGACTTCTACGACTCGTATCTGAGTGATCAGGTGATCTCAGGCAGTGCGGATGAAGTAATTGCTCGTGTTATCCGCGAATCGGTTGATTCTGTGACCAAATTGGTGGGTGTAACCCCATCGCCTTTTTCTGTCACTGTGACGAAAAGTGGCACGACGGTCGACCAGATTCTTATCAAACCCGATGATGGGTTCCTCTGGGATCTGATCATGCCGCGCGCAACAGCAGCGGGCGTGGATGTGACGGCTTCGATGGTGTTTCCGGGCTCGACGGGTGAGCCGGTTATCAATTTTGATGTGAGAGCGAGGGCGGAATGAGTGTAAAGCTGGTGGCTGATGGTGGGGAAATCACCGTTGGCGCGCGCGTCGCTGTCTACACCTACGGTGTGTTTAATGTTGTGCTGCCTCAGGGCAAGGAGCTCGCCACGGATGAATACACCGATGACGGGTACAAGGACGGCTACGTTTACAGGCCGAGGGGTGTAGATAAGCTAGGCCGGTTTGATATTGCCTTCGTGCGAGCTGACGTCACTATCGACACTAACGCGGGCTACTCCAATTTTGAGGCGGTAGTGGATACTGCGCAACGAAAAGTCTCCGAGGATGTGTACTTCGAGAGAGACATCACCGGGGCGGGGCTCGGCGGGTGGACACCAGGCAAGGACTACCGTGTCGGTGACATCGTCGATGTGCGTGTCTTTAACCGGGTTATTCCGCAGCCGGTTACGGCCATTACTTACACGTCGACGGCGGAGGATCCGCTTGGTGTGCGTGTTCACGTGGGTGGCCAGACGATCCGTGATGGTGAGCTTGTTGAGGAGCAGAACCGGGCGGTTCGTGAGGCAATCGCTAAAGAATCTGCGACGCGCCGGGCCCAGAATAAGCAGACCGCATCGGTTGCTTCGGTGGCTAGGTCGACGGCGGAGTCGGCGCAGGCTGATGCGTCGCAGGCTCTGAGTGAGGTGCGTGATAAGCGTGGGATTATCCAAGGCTATGTGGCGCAGGCTGAGGCTGCTGTGGCTGCGGGTCGTGAGCATAATGCTGCGGCTGAGAAGAAGCTGGCGGAGTCCCGCACGGTGCTCGATGGGGCTGTCGGCAAGCTTGCTGAGGCTGAGAAGCTCCTGGATCAGTCGGATTTGACACTGGAGGAGAATCGGCGCCTTAGGGATGAGGTAACAAAAATCCGTACCGGGGTTGAGGGGCTGCTGGGGGATGCGAAAGCGTCGGCGGCTGAGGTGCAGGCGAGGGTGGCTGAGGCTGAGGATATCCGGGTGCAGGTGGCCGGCTTGCTGGAGGATGCGTCTGCGAGGGTGGCTGAGGGGAAACGGCTTTTGGCTGATTCTCAGGCGGAGCGTCTGGCTGGTGAGGCTGCCCGCACTGATGCGGTGGCTGCTGCTGAGCGGGCGGCGAAATTGGCTGGTGAGGCTGAGACGGCGCTCAATTCCGTTAGGGGTGAGCGTGAGCAGGTGGCGCAGATCCTGGCTGATGTGAAATCACAGAAGCAGGCTGCGGATAAAGCCTTGACGGATGCGGGTGGTGTGCTCACGCAGGCGAAAAAGGCTGCGGTGGATGCTGGTACCTCCAAAGCGGAGGTCGACCAGCTGTACCGCCAGGTGGTGGATAAGCACGATGAGGTGCTGAATCTCCATCAGGAGATGATCACGGCGCAGGCTGACATCAACTCCAAGCAACAGGTGATCCTGGCGGCGCATCAGGAGGCGATTGATCTCACGGCGAAGGGCGTGCGGGCGCTCGCGGGGTCGCAGGCTGCGATGGCAGGCTCGCTCGCATATTTCGAGCAATGCCTAGAAGCCTCCAATAAAGCGATTGAGGCTGTGGCTGAGGCCACAGAACTAAACACGCAGGCCATTAAGCGCTTGGATGAGGTGGCGCGGCTGCATGAGGAGGCGATCCGGGAGCAGGCGGAGGCCACCAAAAAACTGGCGCAGGCAACGGAGACACTGAGTACTGCCCAGGGGCTGATCAAGCAGCAGACGGAAAACAACAGCAAAGCATTAGCTATCACTAATCGTGCTGTGCGTGCCCACAGTGGCGCTATTGGTGGCATGGCGGCGTCAATTTCTCTTTTGCAGGAGTCTCAGGAGGAGACCCAGAAGGCTACGGAGCAGGCACTCAGCGCCACACAGGCGAATGCAAATGCGATTAGGGTGCAGGAGGCTGTGGGGCGTGCTCGTGATGAGGCTGTGACGGCCGCTACGGAGGTCGCCACGGGAGCTAGAGCAATAGCCCTGGCTGCTAAATACGCGGCCGAGATGAACGCGGTCGAGATTGCCAATCAGAAACTGTGGAACACCTATCAGCAGCAGGTAAACGAGTATATCGAGGATATTCGCATCATGCGATTTACCCGCCATTGGTCACTCGCACGGAGCCAACAAAGAATGTGGTCGGGTGATATTTTCAATTTCATCGGTGAGCCGAAACGCGACCATCCCTCCACCCTGCAGGTGCCTATTAAGGGCAAATGGAAAGGCGTAGTAACGATTCAGCTTTTCCACGGCAATGGCCTATCTGATGCGAACACAGTTTTCATTGAGGACGGAAAAATCATATCAGGGCCGAAGTATTTCGGTTCGGAAACGGAAACGTTCCTGGATGGCGGGGCAACGATGAAGATTAAATCGGCGATTGTGTTGGTGTATCCGGACACGCTACCGGGTGGGGGCACGCCGACCGTGCCGAAACCGCCGAAATTGCAGGAGATCCCTCCGATTCCTGCGGGGCTGAAACCAAACTAAGAAAGGAAAATGCTAATGGCTGAGCCTATAACCCAGGCCATGTACTCGGTGCCGATCACGCGCCGCGTCGGCTACTACGAGTCGCAAATCCCGGAGGAATACCGGGGGAGGACGCACACTGCCAAGCAGGAGCATGTGCGGTGTGCGCTATTCCCCGGCGAGAATATGGTCAAGGTCACATGGGGGGGTGCGGATGAGGCGACGGTGATTTACCAGTGCGAGGAGCAGGGCAAGGCCGTGGCGACGCAAACACTGGGTGTCATCCCGGCGGGGGGGGGTGCTCGCTCGAGGCTGTTCAGTGTCCCCGCGCTCACAGCCCAGGACTACGTGTACGTCAAATTCGCTACAGTCGGACGAGAGGGCGACACCGCAGCTGGCTCCGTCACGGTCATCGGCATGGACGCATCCTAGCAAGAGCGGGGTGGTCGCATGACCTCCCCACTTTCCGATGCTGTGATTTGGGCTACCCTGCAGCCCTACACGACGGATTTTTCATTCGCCAAGGTTATCGCAACCAACGGGGTGAGGTCGAATCAAAACAATCGCCTAACACTCCCCACAGGCACCAATTTGGTGCAGGTCTCGTGGTCTGGTGCGTCCCGCGTCCTGATTCAGGCAAATGCGGACGGGCACATCCAAAAAGTGGATATTCCCGCAGCAGAGTCCGGTGTGGGACGCACGAAAATCCTGCGTGTCCCCGTCACAACCGAGGGCTATGTGAATGTGACCACCTACAACAACCGGCAGGAAGAGGTGGGCACAACCACGGGCGGCATCACCGTCTACCCCACAACCTAGCAACCGTGGGGGTGGTCGCGTGAGTACCCCCATCATGTACCCCCTGAGTGTCGTATTCAAGCCGCTGATGGCGAATTACGCGGATGTATGGCGCAACTCGGAAATGGCCACAGGGCCATACAAGACCCGCCACGTTCTCCCCATTCCCGTGGGTGTCTCCATGATCCAAATCGATTACCGGATGAAAGGTGGCTCCTGGAAAACGCTGGTCACCATCAATGGCGAGGAGCGCCAGCTCGGAAAAGAGGAATACGGCACCGATGACCTGAAGCCACAATTTTACCGGGTTGTCAACGACGATCCCGGGGCGCTGCTCACCGTGCAATGCAAGCTGCAGTCCACTGTGGCGATTAATACAGCCCGGGTGGGGGTGACCATCATCCCGCTGGACGTGCAGACCTTTGAAATCACTATCTAGAAAGGAAATCTAATATGTCAAATGAGGTTGAGGTAGTCAAAGACTACATCAAACGGGCACGTCTCACGGAGGCTGAGGCTACCGAGATCCGCACCTGGATCACCATCGACTACATCCCGAGTCTCGCCTCCCAGGTGATTGTGGCGCAGGAGAAAGCGGAAATGCTCCGCAACCTCCGCAAAGCGGGGGTAATCAAAGCACCCGAAACCACCGCAGCCCCGGAGGGTGTCACCGTCCCCGGTGACCTCTACACCCCAGACCCCCAGACACAATTCATCACAGGCGACCGTGTACTGCTCGAGGGGCGGATCATGGAGGCGCAAACCATCCCCCAAACCCCAACCGATTTCACAC